TACCGTTAGTAGCATACGTCATGAACGTTGTCGTGGCGCGGTTTGTTATCGCACATAATTACGTAAAATTGACATTATGCGTAATGATGTCCGTATGTTTATACAGCGGTATACATCGCCAGGTGGGGCGGAGGCTGGCCGATGGGCAAGCGTTTGGATGATTGCGTGTAAAGCGTGAACCGTGCGGAAGACTTACAATTCGACACACAACGACATCCCCCAAGGCCACCGTCCGCCAACGCAGGGATTGACGTTTTCAATTAGCGCACAATTTTTCGAACTCAAGGTCGGAAACTCAGCCGGTTGCCTAGCGGTTGAGCTTATACATAACGCAAATATATCACTAACGAAAGGAGGACGCAATCATGGCGTATATCAACGGAGAATGGCTCGACCGAGCATCGCGAGGACAGCGCATCGAATTACTAACCGCCCGTGTAACGAAGCTAGCAACGGCCATCAAAGCCGGCAAAGCGACGGATTATCATATCGATACGTTTAGGCGCGACAAAGCGGAACTGGTTCGCCTCAAGCGGATTCATCGCGCGGAAGTAGACGTGGCTTACTTCACATACGCATATCTAAGCGACGGAGCCAATAGCGCAAACGAGGACAACGTGGTCCGTAACAACGACGACGGAACTCCGCATGATCCGATTGACCTGATTGCGCCCATCCATCGCGAGTTCTTTAACCTTTGCGACCATGTCAACGTAGAGGAACGGAGCGCACGCCTAGCAATCGCGGCAGCGCGTGGCCACTCAAAGTCCGGCATGTTCTCGAACGCCTTTCCGTTACACCAAGTCGTGTTCCGCAAGCGCAAATACGTGCTGATTATCTCGGAGACCGACTCGTTATCGAAAAAGCTAATCGGCTGGATTAACAAACAGCTTAAGTACAACGCATTATTGCGCGAAGACTTTGGCGTCCTGATGCACGAATCTAATTCACGCAACGAAAAGGACAATGAAGAGGGGTTTATAACGCTGAGCAATACGCTAGTTGAGGCGTCATCGTCCGGCAAGCAACTACGTGGTAAGCGACACGGAGCAGTACGGCCAGACCTCGTAATTATCGACGATCCATCGTCCATGAACAACGAAGGCACGAAGGAAGCACGCGAAAAGCTCGTTCACTGGTTTAACTCCGTTGTGGTGCCGATTGGTTCGAAAGCGACGGCCATCGTGCTTGTCGGAACAATGGTCAGCGCGACAGGGCTTTTAAACCACGTACTGAAGCGGAAGGATTTCAAGTCGTCGTTTCACGGCGCATTGATTAGCGAGCCGGCCAATCCGAAGTTATGGGACGAATATTGCGAAATTTATGCGCGGTCAGAGTCGATGGAAGAGGTCGACGAGTTTTATAACGCGAATCGCGAAGCACTGGAGGAAGGCGTCGAACTGGCGTGGCCTTGGCGATGGACTTATCGCGCGTTGATGCACGAGAAAGTCAACATGGGCACGCGGGCATACAATTCGGAGTATCGGAACCTGGCGTTCAGTGAAGACGAGCAGTTCTTCTTTCCGGAAAATTATGCGAAGTATCATTATTACTACGAAAATACTACGGCATATGTCGTTTACGAAGAAATGAAGATTCCGATGAGCGATTTATTTATCGTTGGCGCATGGGATATCGCAATGGGCAAGAATAAGCGGTCGGATTATAACGCAATAATCATCGTCGGCAAGCACGCTCCGAGCGGATTGCTGTTCGTACTAGACGAATATGCGACGAAAGAGCAACCGCACACCTTAATCGACGTCTGTATCGAGAAAATTAAGAAGTTTAATGTACGCATATTCAGCGTTGAGACAATTAACGCTTATCACGAGTTTTATCGGCAATTACAAGAAAAGGCGCGCGTTGAGGGCGTCTATAAGTGTCGGATTAATGACGTTAAAGGCCACGGAAGTAGCAAAGAGCAACGGATTGAGTCGCTTGAACCTATTCTGCACAATAAGACGCTAATCTTAAACGATAGACACACGCTATTGCACGACCAAATGGCGCAATATCCTTTCGGAGATCATGACGATCTATTAGACGGAACTCAAATGGCAGTAAACAGCGTATTTAAACCGAAATCAAGAGTCGCAGTAAAACCGAAATGGTTATAAATAACGGAGGTGAATGAAATGAGTAGAAGATTAAAAGCGTTAGAGGCGAAATTAGACGCAAGGAAACGATTGGGTGCGTACTTACTTGTCGAGAACGAGCTACGGGAAACCGGTGAAAAGCGTACTCAGGAAGATATTGCGGAAGAAGTAGGCGTATCGTACAAAACGCTCTGGGAGTGGAAAACGAAGGATTCCGTATTTATCGAGTATAAGAACGCATTGGCTGACGATTTCCTCGCGGAGAAACGCGCTTATGTTTACGGACAATTAATGAAACTTATCGGAGGTTCACAGCCGAGCGTGAAAGCCTTGGATTTGTACCTACGTAGATTCGGATTACTTACCGAAAAGCAAGTCATGGTTACGGAAGACAATAGTGGTTCCCGTAGTAACGACGACTTAGCGAAAGAGCTCGAAGAACTCGACGATTTACTAAAAGACGAATAACGGAAGGAGGGGCGCGACTTGGGCTTATTTTGGAATAGCAAGCCGGACCTCGAAAAAATAGACGAATACACGTCGATATATACGACAAACTCGTTTCAGCCGGGCGAACAGTTTCCGCCAGTTCAACATCGCGAGCGCATTTCGCGATATAAGCGGCTGAAGAAGTTGTTTCAAGGAAAGCAAATCGAAGTGTACGAACGTGCTTCGAAGTTATTAAAAGATACGCCACATGCGGATCAGTTAACGCAATTATATATCGCAGTCAACCTGGCGGACATTCTCGTAACGAAGCCGGCCGACCTCCTCGTAGGAGAGCCGCCGAGTTTCGAATCAGGACTGCCCGACAGTAGCGAAGAGCAAAAGGCGGTTAATCGTTATGTCGAAGAAAACGACCTTGTTAAATTGGTACACGAAAGCGCAATTGGTAACGGCTATCGCGGTGACGCTTGGTTTAAGACACGCTATGGCTATCGTCAGGATTTTTCGGAGGTAGAAAAGCTAGGCGGTAAAATTCCGGACAACGTCGTAATGGAACCGATCATCGAGCACGTTAATGCCGAATTTGTGTTTCCGGAAATATCACGCGGCAACGTAAAGTCGTTTAAAGCGGTCGTTATCGCGACGGTCGAATATGTTATCGATGGCAAGTCGGAAAAGCCGTTCCTAAACGTAGAGCGCCACATTCCCGGCTACATTATTTACGAACGCTATCGCTTATTCGAATTCGAAGGCGGAATTGATACACGCTGGGGCTATCCGTTAAACGTCTATACAATTGGCGAAAGAGTGGCGACAGGACGCGAAGAAGATGCCGTTGAGACTGGCGTTCCTCACTTACTCGTTCATCACATTCCGTACAAATCGGTTGACGACGATTGGGAAGGTGTTGGCGGACTAGAGAAGTTAGAATCGCTATTAGCGGCGATTAATGATCGTGTCGTTCAAATCGATTACGTGCTTTGGAAAAATGCGGACCCGACAGCATATGGTCCTGAGTTAGAAGGCGCTGACGGTCAAGTGCGACTAGGTGGCGCATATATACCGGTAACAAAAGAAGACGCAACTCCAGGCTATATGAATTTCGAAGGACAGTTAACTTCAGCGTTCAAGGAACTCGAAGTTTTAATATCGCTTGTTTTCCAACTTTCCGAAACCCCGCAGTGGTTATTCGGAACAGTACTCGGCGATAATAGCGGCGGAACTGGGACATCACATACAGACCATGCTTCAATTAAGGCAAGGTTCATGCCTATATTAAGTAAAGTGAAGAGAGTCCGTACACATTACGACAAGGCTGTACGAGACGCACTCTGGACGTGCCAATTGCTTGATATTGCACATGGATACTATGACTTCGAACCAGTTTACCCCGTAATCACATGGAAAGATGGAATCCCTCGTTCGGAAAAAGAGGATGCCGAAATCATGTCTATTCGCAGTGGAGGTAAGGCTACTATCGACGTGCAGTCAGCTATTAAACGATTGGACGATGTCGACGACGAAAAGGCAAGCGAAATATTCAAACGAATTAATGACGACGAAAAGAACGTAAATGGCTTTGTTGATTCCACGATTTTTAACGAAAATGGAGCGGAGCAAGGCGGTGGTAATTAATGCAGAATTACGACACGCAGACCGAGGCGTTAGTTCGCGAATATAAGTCAGCAGTCGAGCGCATTAAAGCGGAGCTCGACCGTTTTGATTTAACGGATTTCAGGCGTGCTAATTCAATGGCTACTCTTAAAGCGATTAGCGAAATTCTTTCGGCTTTAAATGACGAGTCAGCGAAATGGGTAGAAACTAACATTCCGATTGCGGCGCGTAATGGTATTGCGGAATCAATCGTGGCTCTTGGCGTGGTAGACACAATTACCGAAGCGCAGCAAATCGTTAAGTTTAATAGAGTTAACGCCGAGCTAGTGAAAGCGGTTATTGCCGACAC